GTAATGCAGGCGTCCTTTAAAAGGAGGACAAAAACATGGCAGACACAGTATTAAATACAACTGTATTTGACGGAGCAAAAAAACTAATCACACACTACAACGTAGTTTCTGATAATTCAGGGAGCACAACTAAAATTGTTGATGTTTCTGAATTAACAAAAAGCCCAGCAGGAAAAAGTTGCCTAACTGTAAGATTAAATAAAGTTAGTTGTAACGTTTCAGTAACTGCACCAGCAGATGCATTACGTATGCAATGGGATGCAACGACTGATGTTGTATTTCAAAGTTTAAATGGTGAAATGGAATATGATTACTCTGATTTTGGTGGTTTAAAAAACACTAAAGCTAGTGGTTATACTGGAGATGTAAACATAGTTTTACCAGCTTGTACAGCAGGAGATACCGGAACAGTTGTTTGTGAGTGGATTAAAGTTTACGAATAGGATTTTAAATGGCTAATACTACTTCGGGAACTACAACGTTCGATAAAACTTTTTCTATTGAAGAAATAATAGAAGATGCTTTTGAACGTATTGGATTAAATTCTGTAGCAGGTTATCAACTTAAATCAGCTAGAAGATCTCTTAATATTTTATTTCAAGAATGGGGTAATAGAGGTATTCACTATTGGGAAATAGACGAAACTAATCTTGATTTAATTCAAGGTCAGTCAGACTATGATTTTTTTAGAGCTAGTAGTGATGGAACTTCTGCAACGACTACACCTACTAATGGAATCTATGGCATGTCCGATGTTCTTGAAGCACAATTAAGAAATAATAGAACTCAAACTACTCAATCAGACTCACCGATGACAAAAGTAGATAGATCTACTTATGCAGGTTTTTCTAATAAACTTTCACAAGGTACACCTAATCAATATTGGGTAGAAAGATTTATTGATAAAGTTAGAATACATGTTTACCCAACACCAGATTCTACAAATGCATCTAAAGACCTACATTTTTATTATATAAAAAGAATACAAGATGTTGGTGATTATACAAATGCAACAGATGTACCATTTAGATTTGTACCTTGTATGACAGCTGGACTTGCTTTTTATTTATCACAAAAATATGCACCACAACTAGTTCAACAAATGAAATTATATTATGAAGATGAATTAGCAAGAGCACTTGCAGAAGATGGTTCAGCTTCAAGTACACATATAACACCAAAAGCTTATTACCCAGGAACATAATGTCAAAGTATGCAACAGGAAAACATGCAAAAGCAATATCAGACAGGTCTGGTATGGAGTTTCCGTATAGAGAAATGGTTAGAGAATGGAATGGTTCATTTGTTCACTACACAGAGTTTGAACCAAAACAACCTCAATTAGAACCAAAACCAGCAGGTGGAGATGGTATTGCATTATTACAAGTAAGACCAGATAGAACAGAACCAATTACAACTGTAATGATAGCACAAGATGGTTTTGAAACATATGCTGCAGGATCAGGAATTATAAATGTATTTTCACCTGGACACGGTTTAACAAATGGAACAACATATTTATTTAGAGGACCCCCAACAATTTCACCAGGAACAGGTACAGCAAGTAATCCTGTTTTTGCTTACGCAACAATTCCTAATTTTGATGGAATAACAGGTGCACAAATAGGTCAAGGTTCAGGATATGCTGTTACAACAGGAAAATATATTCCTGATACAGGAGACGGAAATCCAGGAAGAGGTACATCTGATTATTTTGTTTCAAATTTCTTCTTCTTTACAGTTAATTCAGATACTGCTACAACTGGTGGTATAAAAGGAGGAGGTTATGGTTGTTCAGTAGGACCCATAACAATAGAAGCATGATAAATAAAATTTGGAATTGGATAAAAAATATATTTAAACCTGAAAAACAGGACCCACATCTTACTATGTATGAAGAAGTTAAAAAAGGCTATTGTGATGAACACAATAAATATAAACATCGTTGTCCTAAATGTAGAGAACTAGCGAGGATTGAATAATGGCAGGTTTAAGTGCATCAGGGTTAAAAACTCAAATAAAAAGTTATACTGAAACAGACTCTACTGTTTTATCAGATTCTGTTTTAGAAAATATAATATTAAATGCACAATATAGAATATTTAGAGATGTGCCGATTGATGCTGACAGAAAACAACAAACAGGTAATTTAGTTGTAGGTCAAGAATCAATAAATGCTCCAGCAGGTGCTGTCTTTATAAGAGGTATACAAGTTTATGATTCAACATCAGCTACAACTGGTCCTAATGTTTGGTTAGAGAAAAAAGATGTCACATACTTACAAGAATATGTTTCATCAACCGAATCAGCTAAAAGAGGACAGCCAAAATACTACGCTATGTTTGGTGGTGCTACAGGAGAATCTGATACTACATCTGGAAGAATGATGTTTGCACCTGTTCCTGATGCTACCTATTCATTTAGAGTTCATTATAATGCGGCGCCAGCATTATTAGAGGGTGATGGCACTAATTATATTAGTCTTAACTTTCCAAATGGGCTTTTATATTGCTGTCTATCAGAGGCATATTCATTTTTAAAAGGTCCGATAGACATGTTGACATTATATGAAAATAAATATAAACAAGAGGTACAGAAGTTTGCTAACGAGCAAGTTGGTAGAAGACGAAGAGATGACTATACTGATGGCGCTGTTCGTATACCAGTAACCTCGGCAAACCCGTAGGAGTTAAATTATGGCAATAACATCGGCAATTTGTACAAGTTTTAAACAAGAAATTTTAGTTGGAACACACAACTTTACAGCTACAAGTGGAAATACTTTTAAAATAGCTTTATTTACAAGTTCAGCATCTTTAGGTGCAGGCACTACAGCATACGGAACTTCAAACGAAATAACTAATTCATCTGGAACTGCATATACTGCAGGAGGAGCTACTTTAACAAGTGTTACGCCAACAACTTCTGGAACAACTGCATTTTGTGATTTTGCAGACGTGAGTTATACTTCAGCATCATTTACAGCAAATGGTGCATTAATTTATAATTCTTCACAATCTGACAAAGCTGTTGCAGTTATCGCATTTGGTGGTGACAAAACAGTTTCTTCTGGAACATTTACAATTCAATTTCCAACAGCAGACGCAAGCAACGCAATCATTCGTATAGCGTAAGGAGGACCTCCTTATGGCATCTACCTGGGGTAATAACACTTGGGGATCAAACGAGTGGCAAGATGATGTAATAAGTGTATCACTTACTGCACCTGCATCAGCTTCTGCTTTAGGTACACCACAATCATTTAATTTAGAAGGATGGGGTAGACAACAATGGGGAAACTCTGGTTGGGGTGTAGAATATTCTGTTGAACCAACAGGTCTTTCCGCAACATCTTCCGTAGGAACAGTAACAGCTGCTCAATTTATATTAGCAGATTTAACTGGTGTTGAAGCAACATCTAGTTTGGGTGATTTAGGAATTAGTACTCTTGTAATTCTTTCAGGTCAATCAGCATCTGTTTCTTTAGGTGATTCAGAAGAATTTAATGAAACAGGTTGGGGTAGATTATCATGGAACCAAGCTGATTGGGGTGAAGGAGCAGATGAAACTGTATCTCTTTCTGGTATAGAGGCAACTGCTTCAATAGGGAGTATAACTCCAGTATTTACATATTTACTAGAAGTAGGTCCTGCATTTAAAATGACAGGACAGGTAGGAAGTCTTGGTATTGGTTTAGGTATAAATGTTTCAGGTGTAGAATCTACTTTTGCAACACCAACATTATCATACGCAGGAACTTTAGTTGGTTGGGGTAGAGATGCTTGGGGCGATAACTCTTGGGGTGAATCTCCAAATCAAGTTATAAGTTTAGTAGGTGTTGCTGCAACTGCAAGTGTAGGGTCAATATCTCCAGCAGATGTAGTTGGTATATCTGGTCAAGAAGCAACAACAAATGTTGGTAGCGTAGATTTTGTAATTAGTCCAACAGCTGCTGTTACTGGATTAGATGCTACTGTAAGTCAAGGAACACTAGGTTTAGAATTTGGTCCTGCTGCAATTAGTGGTGTGGCTGCAACAACAAATGTTGGTACACTAGGTTTAGAATTTGGACCTGCAGAGATAACAGGTATTGAAGCAACAACTAGTTTAGGAACACTAGAAATTGGGCCAATATCTTTAATTGATTTAACTGGTGTTTCTGCAACTGCAAGTGTTGGCTCTATATCTCCAGCGGACGTTGTTGGTATATCTGGTATAGCTGCAACAACAAGTGTTGGCTCTATATCTCCAGCAGACGTTGTTGGATTAAGTTTAGATCAAATTACATCAAGTGTAGGATTACTTGGAATAGAACGTTACACTAATATTGACACTGGTTCAAATACATCGTATACAAGCGTTTCAACGGGATCGAATGATACTTATTCGAATGTTGCAACTGGATCAAATACCAGTTATAGTAATGTAACAACAGGATCAAATGATACTTATTCTGATGTTGCAACTGGCTCAAATACGAGTTATAGTGACGTCGCATAGGAGAAAAATTTATGGCATCAACATATACACCTTTAGGAATAGAACTTCAGGCAACTGGTGAAAACGCTGGAACATGGGGAACTAAAACTAATACCAATTTATCATTAGTAGAACAAATTTCTGGTGGTTACATCGCAAAAAGTATTGCAGGTGGAGCACAAACAACTGCTCTATCAGTTAGTGATGGATCTACTGGTGCAGAACTTGCACACAGAATGATTGAGTTTACAGGAACTATTTCAGGAAATCAAATTGTTACAATTCCAATTGATGTTCAAACTTTTTATTTTTTAAGAAATTCAACTTCAGGATCACACACTGTACAATTTAAATATGCTTCTGGTTCAGGAGATTCATTTACTTTTGCAGCTGGTGATAAAGGTGATAAAATTGTTTTTGCAACAGCAAATGATGGAACAAATCCTGATATAGATACACTAGCAATTGGAACTGGAATTAGTGCAGTTGTTGATGATACTTCACCTCAACTAGGTGGTAATTTAGATGTTAATGGAAATGATATAGTTTCAACTTCTAATGCAGATATTGATATTATTCCAAATGGAACTGGAGATGTTGTTCTTGGAGCAGACACGGTAAAAGTTGGAGATAATGGTGCAGCAGCTGTTTTAACTTCAAATGGTGCTGGAACACTAACTGTAACAACAGGCGGTGCAACAGATTTAATTTTAAACACAAATAGCGGAACAAACTCTGGATCTGTTACTATTACAGATGCCGCTAATGGAGATATAACTGTAGCTCCAAATGGCACTGGTAGAGCAAAAGTAACTAATGCTACATCAAGCTCAACACAAATCGTAACTACTGATGGAAAAGGTATTGTCTTTTCCATGGTTTTCGGGTATTAATCTAGAAGGAGAATAAAAAATGGCAACACCGAATCTCGTAAATATAGCAACAATCACACCCAAAAATGCTATGGGTAGTTTAGCTGATACAAACAGAACTACTATGATTGATGTACCTGCAGAAACTGCAGTAAGAATTGATACAATATTATTAGCAAACATTGACGGAACTAATGCTGTTGACGCAACAGTAGAAATTAGTAATGACAATGGTTCAACTTATTATAAAATCGCAAGTACAATTTCTGTACCTGCAGATTCAACATTAGATTTAATTGCAAGACCTATCTATTTAGATGAAACAGATTTAATTGCTGTTACAGCTGGTGCTGCTAACGATTTAGCTTTTCATGTTTCTTACGTAGAAATGGTTGACTAGTAAATTTTAGGAGGAAAGAAAACAATGCCAAGAATTATAAAATCAGCAAAAGGAAGTTTTACATCTTCTTCTGTAACTATTGATTCATCAGGAAGAGTAATTACAGCTTCATCTGGTGCAGGTGGCGCTGTCATGACACCTAAAATATTCGCAACTGGTCCTGCTACTGGTACTTACACTAGTAATGGAAATACAGTTACAATATTTGCTGCTTCAGCTGGAGGCGGTGGTGCGGGAGTTGATAATTCTGGACCAAATACTACGAATGGTGGAGCAGGTGGATACGGAGTGCAAGGTATTTTTACTGATAGCATTACTCCTCCTTTCTCACAACCTTATGCTGTTGGAGCTCCTGGAGCTAGAGGAAACAGAGCACTTCCTGGTAATGCTGGAGCTGCTGGAGGAGCAACTAATGTCGCTAATCTTATTACTTTAAACGGTGGAAATGGTGGAAATGCAGGTCCTGAACAAGCACCTGGTAACCCTGGAAACCCAGGAACTGCTGCTCAAGGAACATTTTTAACAACCTTTAATGCTAACGCAAATAATAGTGCTGATGTTACAGATACCAATATACCAAACATAACTGGTAGATTTGGTCTTGGAGGTGTTGGTATGCAAAGAACTAATAGAAATGGTAATGCTGGAGGAGCTGGTTTCTTATATATTTTTGATAACGGGTAATCATGGCAAAACATTTTATATTTCAAGATAATCAATTTTATAGATTAGCACCTACTGATGCTAAAAAAGATTTTTGGTTAAGTACTTCTGCAGGTCTTGTATCAAAAGAAGTAAGTGATGCTGATTATTTTAAAGTTGCTGTTCTTAAATCAATAGCTACTTTAAGTGGAGATACAGTTAATTATGCCGATATAACTGTTTTTCATAAACAAGAGTATGATGGTGTTACTCCTGATGTAGCTAAAAATGTCACAGATGCAAGTGAAGCACAGGCTATATTAACAGAGACTAGAGATAATTTAATTGCAGATCTTAAACATTATTCAGACAAATATTATGACAATGATGCTGAAGTAAAAGCTATGGTTGCATTTTTAGAAGCAATTAATATAAGTGCTGTTACTTCTTGGAATAGCACAGATAGTGTAATGGAATATATTTATAACCTTACTGATTGTCCTCAATTATTTCCTTTAGAAATAACTAATAACTAGTTTACTTTTTTAAAATTATATATATATTCATTTCTATGAATTTAGAAAGCTATATAAAGATATACGATAATGCTTTGCCTGTAGAAAACATATCATCTATAATTAAATATTCATTAAAACAAAAATTTACATCAGCAGGAGTTGGTAAAGATAATATAGTAAATAAAGAAATTCGAAATGTTGAAAATTTTAGTCTAACTGAATGGGATTGTAATTCAAAAACTAAAATTCATTGGTGTAATTATTTAAGTTCATTTTTTAAAAAATATTTTGAAAAATATTCAAAAGAAGTTTCTCCTGAAATAGGAACATCAATGTCTGCTATATCTAGTTTAGAAATATTAAAATATCAAGAAGGTGGTCTTTATCAAACTCATATAGATCATTTTTCAAAAAATCCAAGAATTCTTTCTGCTATTTTATTATTAAATAATGATTACAAAGGAGGTGAATTAGAATTTTTTAATCCTACTACAGGAAAGCTTATAGTAAAAGTTGAGATTGAACCAGGTAGATTAATAATTTGGCCAAGTTGTTTTTTATATCCACATAGAGTTAAACCAATAAAGAAAGGAACAAGGTATTCAATAATATCATGGGCATCATAAGAAAAGATTTTAATTATAAATTAATAAAAAATTTTTTTACAAAAAAAGAAATAGAATTAGGCAGACATTATTTTCATTTACTACATAAAAGAAATTTTAATAATTTTGATGCTACTTTAGAACAAAGTAAAAGCAATAATGCTGATTCCGTTTTTTATAGTGATAGTTTTTCAGATGCTATTTTAATACAAAAGAAAAAAATAATGGAAAAAGAAACAGGATTATCTTTAATGCCAACGTATGCTTTTACAAGATTTTATACTTATAATGCAGAATTAGTAAAACACACGGATAGACCAGCATGTGAAATATCTGTTTCTGCTATGTGGGACAGTGATGGAACTAAATGGCCATTATACGTTGATGGAAACCCTGTTGATATGAAACCTGGTGATGCTGTAATCTATTTAGGATGTGAGTCAAAACATTGGAGAGAAAATTTTGAAGGAGACTTTCATCTACAAACTTTTTTACATTATATAGATAAAAATGGACCTAACATAAAACATGCTTATGATGGACTTGAAAAACCTTTTCGTTTAAGTAAAATGTATAGCCCGGAGATATAATGAAAAAAAATAAAGATATTGGTTATGAAGAAAGAGAAAAAAAAGGACTTAAAAGATATGTGAAGATAGTAGATTCTATAGCTATGTTTGATAATTTTGTATCACTAGAATTATGTAAAAAGTTAATAAATATTTTTGAAAAAGAAAAAGATTCAAAAGCCTATGATAGATATAATTCTGAAAAAACTGCAAAAGGAGTTAAAGATGATTTAGCGATAAGCTTTAGTAAACATAATAATTGGCCTGGTGAAATAGACGAGGTATGTGAAATATTAAGAGAAGCATTATCAATTTATGATCAAAAAACAGGGTACGCAAATTTTTGTAGTATAACTGATTTACATTTTACAACTATAAAAATTCAAAAAACAATTCCAGGGGGTGGATATCATGTATGGCATACAGAAAGAAGTCATAGAGATCTTACTTGTAAAAGAGCTTTAGTTTGGACCATGTATTTAAATGATATTAAAGAAGGTGGAGAAACAGAATTTTTACTTCAAAAACAAAGGATTAAAGCAAAAACAGGTCGTGTGTGTATATTCCCTGCAGATTATCCTTACGTACATAGAGGAAATCCTCCTTTACAAAAAGACAAATATATATTAACTTCTTGGTTTTTATCAACATAATATGCAATTTAAATTTACAGAAAAACATTTAAAATTAAAATTTTCTTGGAAAGAAATACTTTTAATTATTTTAAGAAGAGGCCATTATCCATTAGAAAGAAAATCTTGTTATGAATTTTCAACTGTTTTAATGGGAGTAATAACTAAAGCAACTCAAATGTATGGAGATGGCAAAGAACACGGAGTTATAGAAGATAAAGACGTGCCAGATGACTACGAAAAATAGCAGCTTTTAAACTATTTAAATATGTGATATTACCTATATCATTAGAAAAAAAGGATTCTTATGTTACAGAAAATAGGTTTTCAACCAGGTATTAATAAACAAATTTCCGAAACTACAGCTGAAGGACAGTGGGTAGACTGCGATAATGTTAGATTTAGATACGGAACACCTGAAAAAATAGGTGGTTGGAAGCAGTTAGGTACAGATGATTTAACAGGAGCTACTAGAGGTCTTCATCATTTTGTTAATAGTTTAGGTAGAAAATATGCTATTATAGGAACTAACAGAATTTTATATGCATTTTCTGGTGGAGTATTTTATGACATACACCCTATTAAATCAACAACCACACTTACAAATTGTTTTAGCACAACTAATGGATCACCTACCGTTACAATAACTTTTTCTGGTGCACATAACATACAAGAAGATGATATTATTCTTTTAGATAATTTTACTGCTATAACTAATTCTAATTTTAGTGCGTCTGATTTTGATGATAAAAAATTTATGGTAACGTCAGTGCCATCAACAACAACTTTAACTATTACAATGCCATCTAATGAAACAGGATCTGGTGCAACAACATCAGGTGGTATTAGAGTACAACATTATTATCATGTTGGTCCAGCTGTTCAAGCACAAGGATTTGGTTATGGATTAGGTTCTTGGGGTGGACCAGAAGCAGGAGCAACTACAACTACACTTAATGGTGCAATCAATGATTCAGTCACTAGTATTGTTTTAACAGATGCTTCACAATTTCCTGATACTGGAACAAACTTTGTTATAATAGATTCTGAAGAAATTTCTTACACTGGTATTACTAGTAATACATTAACAGGATGTACAAGAGGAGTTGCTGGAACAACAGCAGCATCTCATAGTGATGGCGCAACAGTTACAAATTCAACTGACTATGTTGCATGGGGTGAGGCAGCATCAGGTGACTTAATTATTGAACCTGGTATGTGGTCTATAGATAATTTTGGTGACAAAGCTATTTGTTTAATTCACAACGGTTCTGTATTTGAATGGGACTCTTCTTTATCAAATGCAACAACTACAAGAGCAACTGTTATATCTGGTGCACCAACAGCGTCACGTCATATGTTAGTTTCTACTCCTGATAGACACTTGGTATTCTTTGGAACGGAGACAACAATTGGTGATACATCTACGCAAGACGATATGTTTGTTAGATTCTCGGACCAAGAAGATATTAACACTTATACACCTACAGCAACTAATACAGCTGGTACACAAAGACTGGCTGACGGATCACGGATCATGGGAGCTATTAGAGGTAGAGATGCAATATATGTTTGGACTGATACCGCATTGTTCACTCAACGTTTTGTTGGACAACCATTTACATTTGCCTTTGCACAGGTTGGAACTAACTGTGGACTTGCTGGACAGAATGCAGCTGTTGAAGTTGACGGTGCTGCATACTGGATGTCAGAAAATGGTTTCTTTAGATATGCTGGTAAACTAGAATCATTACCATGTTTAGTAGAAGATTTTGTTTATGATGATATAAATTTAGACTCTGGTAATCAAATGATATCAGCTGGACTAAATAATTTGTTTGGTGAAGTCATGTGGTTTTATCCAACATCTACATCTTCTGTTGTAAATAGAATGGTTTCATATAATTATTTTGACTCATCACCACAAAGACCAGTTTGGACTAATGGAACATTATCAAGAACAATGTGGAGAGATTCTGCAGTATTTGGTCTACCTCACGCAACAGAATATGATGCAGCCACAGATACATCTTTTGATGTAGTTGGAAATACAGATGGTATAACAACATACTATGAACATGAAATAGGAACTGATCAAAATAAAAATGGAACTATAACTGCAATCACTTCAAATATATCTTCTGGAGATTTTGATATTACACAGCAAAGAGCACAAACAGGTCAACAAACTGGTGTTGCAACGTTTAGAGGAGACGGTGAATATTTAATGAAGATACGAAGATTTGTTCCTGACTTTATAAGTCAGACAGGATCAACTAGAATTACGTTACAATTAAAAAATTATCCAAATAATTCACAGGCTAGTTCACCTCTTGGACCATTTGATATTACTTCATCTACAACAAAAGTTGATACACGTGCAAGAGGTAGAGCTATTGCATTAAAAGTAGAAAACACAGCATCTAGTCAAAGTTGGAAATTAGGAACTTTTAGATTAGACACACAACCGGATGGAAGAAGATAATGGCAAAAATAGTACAGATTATAACTAGACCATCAAAAGAATATGATGTACAGACTGCAGAAGCTCAAGTAAGAGATCTTGATGCGATTGTAGAAAAATTAAACTCAACATTTCAAGAAGAATTAAAAGAAGAGATAGAGGCTAGAAGTCTCTTTTTAGATTAATGGCTAATCAATTTAAATTTGTAGGTATAGATAATAGCACAACAGGAAGTGCACTTACTCCTTTAGGTTCTGGCAATCCTTTAGTTAGTGAAACTTATGTTATTAAATCTATATTAGTGACATCTGCAGGCACACCAACAGTCACAGTTACAAACAATAATATTACAGCTATAAAATCAGCTGCTTTAACTGCTAATGTAACAACAGAATTACTTACTCAACCTTTAGTGGTTGAAGGCGGTAATACTCTAACTGTGCTATCAAGCACTGCAGATTCATTTGATGTAGCAATTAGCTATTTAAACATTAAGAAAGAGGTAACAACATAATGATTGAGATACAACCAGATAAGATAATAGAAAAGATAACTAATAAAAAAACAGGGGAAATATATAAAAATGATCAAGAATGGAAAGATAAGGGTATATCTCCAGAGGATGTTAGAAGAGATGTAACTGTTCTTATGCCAAGCCTTGATTTATTTCCTAAAACAAAATAGAATAGAACGATGGCCATAACAAGAGCACAACAAGCAAAACAAATGTTACGAAACGGTGGTATGTCTTTACAAGAAGCAAAAGACATGGCACCTAAAGGTGAGTTTCTTGCATACATAAATAAAAAAGAAGCTAACATGTTAAAAGATGCTGGTGGGTCAGGTATTATGACAAACGCAGGTATACCTAGTTTTGTAGAGTACGGTGGACAAAGTGGTTTTGATTCAGCAAAATCTACAGGTAGTGTGCAAGGTGATGTTGACCGTGGACCTGGAGGAGGAGATGGTGGCGGACCTAAAGGACCAACTACAAATAATCAAAAAACACCTGTTGTAGTAAACCCTTTAAAAAATTTACCAACACATTTTGCTAACAATCAAAAATTAAAAGACGCTCATGCTCTTGGTTTAATTACAAATGATGAGTATAATGTACTTGGTGGTTATGATGTAAAACAAACCATGGGAATGGGTCCTGTCGATTCTTTCATAGCTTCTTTAGCTTATAACACTGTACAAAGTTTAAAAGGAGATCAACCTTTTGGAGAAATATTTGGTGATGCAAAAAAAACTGCAATAGGGGCATCAAACATATCTCCAGAATTACAAACTAAATATGAAAATATAATGCAAATGGCCGATGGCGGTAGAGCAGGTTTAGCTGAAGGCGGCATGCCTTACGAAGGTGGGATCATGGATTTTGAATCAGCAAGACAAATGTATGGTCTAGGTAAACTTGTTAAGAAAGTTACAAGATCAGTTAAGAAGATTGCAAAGTCACCAATAGGTAAAGCTGCATTGTTATATACAGGTCTTGGTGGTTTGGGTAGTGTTGCTGGAGGAGGAACTTTTTTTAGTAATTTTGCAAATCCGTTAAGTCAAATTAAAGGTGTGGGTTCTATATTTGCTAAAGGTGGTTTAGATAATATAATGGCCAGAACTGGACTAGGTAAATTTGTTGAAGCTGGACCCGGAAATGCTGTTTTTGAAAAGAACTTTTTAGGTAAAGCTTTAACAAGTCCTAGTGCTTTAATAACAGGAGCATCATTAATAGCAGGTGCTTTAACACCAGAACAAGAAGAAGAGGCACAAAATATTGCAGATGAAACAGGGATAGATATAGAGACTATAAGAGCTAACCCTAATCAATATCTAGGAAGAAGATTTAGAGCAGAAGGTGGTTCTATGAAAGAACCAGTAGCAAAAAAGACTATGCCACTATTAGATATGGATGGACAAGAAATGGATTTAAGAGCTGAAGGTGGATTTGTTCCAATAGGTAGAATGGAAAAAGCAGATGATGTCCCTGCGAGATTATCAAAAAATGAGTTTGTGTTTACAGCTGATGCAGTTAGAAATGCAGGTGAAGGAGATGTAGACAAAGGCGCAGAAGTTATGTATAACATGATGAAAAACCTCGAATCCGGAGGTGAAGTATCGGAAGAATCGCAAGGATTAGATGGCGCAAGAAAAATGTTTCAAACATCACAAAGACTAGAGGAAGTATTATAATGGCTATTCAACAATCACAAGTTTTACCCGCACAATTTGTTCAAGATCTAGGACAAGATCTAGCAAAACAAGTAACAGCTCAATCAGGTGTACCTGTAGTATCAACAGGACTTGCTGGTATATCACAACAAGCTGGTGAATCTGCTGCTGATTTTGCAGCAAGACAAGATGCAGCTAGAGCATTTACAACAAGACAACAAAGTTTATCGGGACTTGCACCACAAGTAGCAAGTCAAGATGCATTACAACAACAAGCACAAAATTTAGCAACCCAAGGTGTAGGATCTTTTGCACCTTTCTTACAACAAGCACAAACACAAGCAACGTTAGCTTCTGGTTTAGGAACACAAGCTCTTGGTCAATTAAGTGGAATAGGAACAGGAGCAGCATCTTTTCAACAAGGTGTTCAAGATTTTATGTCTCCATATCAATCACAAGTAATTGATGCAACGCTTTCAGAGTTTGATCGTAACAAGGCTATACAAGAACAGTCTATCAGAGATCAGCAAACAGCTTTGGGTGCGCTCGGCAGTGGCCGAGCGGGAGTGCAACTCGCAGAGTTTGGCACAGGGGCTGCGAGAGAACGAGCGTTATTACAAGCCGGTCTCTTGCAACAAGGTTTTGGACAAGCAGCAGCACAAAGACAACAAGATATACAAAATAGATTTGCTCAAGCTGGAGCTACACAAGGTTTGGGAGCATTCCAATCAGGACTTGCTGGACAACAAGCAGCATTGGGTCAAACACAACAAGGATTACAAGGTACAGATATTTCACGTTTAGGTTCATTGGGCGCGTTGAATCAAGCGCAAGCACAAGCAAATCTTGATGCAACTAGAGAAGCAGCAAGACAAGCTACATTCTTACCACAAGAACAGTTAGATAGATTTGCTGGTCAAGTAACAGGAATCATGGGTGGTTATCCTGGTCAAACACAAACAACAAATATACCTAACCCTACACCATTACAAACTGCATTAGGTGTCGGTACAACACTTGCTGGAATATACACAGGATTCAATCCCCCTACACAAAAAGTTCAATATATAAACAAGCCTCCAGGGATAAATTAATGAATAGAACTTTAAAAAGACCAATGTTTAGAATAGGTGGATCAGCAGGGACTGGTATTACATCAGGACTAGATCAACCAAGAAAACAATATGCACAAGGTTCTGGATACATGGATGAAAAAATAAAAGAAATAAAAATAGCTTTTGAAAGATATCAAAAGATGGGTGGTACACTACCATTTGAAGTTTTTGCAAAAGAATTTGCTACAGAAAATTTTAATAGTGGTGGTAGAGCAGGTTATCAACAAGGATCAATGCCAACGTTTCAAGCATCAGGAGTACCAGGGTTTTTAACTAGCTTTGGTTTAAATCTTTTAGCAACACCACCACAAGGTAATATATTTCAAACAGCAGCTACAGCTGCAAGAGAACCTTTTAATCAGTTACAAGTAAGTCAAGCAAGAAGTAGAGAACTACAAGGTGAAAGAGATTTTTTAAGAGGTGAGACTGATAGAAAATTAACAGCTGCAGAAGAAAGACTAGACAAAGAATTAGCATCTAGAGAAAAAATTGCAGGCATGCAAGATGTTGATAAAAACGTTATGGCATATGCAGAGATATTTAGAGATTCGGCAACTAATGCTCCTAACTTAATTAAAGGACAAAACGCAGTAAATTTTTTTGAAACTAAATATAATGAGCTAACAGGTGAATTTGGAGCAGAGTCTGTAGCGGTAGAGCCGATAGATGCAACAACAGTAAGAACAAAACAACAAATAAATAATTTTAAAAAAGCAAATCCAGATTATTTAGGAAAAATATATTTTGATGTAGCATCAGGTAAAGCAGTTAAATTTGTTAGAGATGTTGAGTCTGGAGATCTTAAATTAGTGCCCATAGACTCTGCAGATATAGATACAACAGGTGAGGATATGCCAGCTCCTAACACACCAACACCAGGATTATTTGGTCAGGAAACAAAACCAGGAAAACCATTAAAAGAAATTATACCAGATTTAAGAGATTCGGAGTTTGACGAAAGCTTCTATCAATAGGAGTTTTAAATGGCAAAATATGTACCATTATCAGCAGCAGAAGAGAACAACGATAGTAGTATATTTGCATCTATAGGTGCAGGTCTTGCATCTGGTTTAATTAAAACTGTAGAAGGTGTTGTATCTCTTGGTGCAGAGCTCGTGGACTACGGAGCAGACAGTAATACAGCAGCAGATGTAGAACAATTTTTTGATAAGATAAATATATTTGAAGATACCGCACAAGATAGAGTTGCAGGTAAACTTGTAGAAGTATTTACACAGATAGGTATACCAGGTGGTATTGGTTTTAAAGCTGCAACTAAATTAGCAGACAAAGCATTGAAAGCAAAGAAAGCTGGTACTTATGCAAACTTAAAATCTAAAAACGTTACACTAGCAGCAGCAAAAGCTGATCAATTAAACAAAGCAGCTAAAACAAAAAGATTTGCAGCTGGTGTATTTGGTGGTGCAACAGGAGAAACATTTGTTGCAGATGTAGAAGAGATAGGTACTTTTGGTGATTTCTTTGATGGACCCACAGCAATAGATAGTTCGGAATTAGAAGGTAGAGATGAAGCTGGTAGAAGATTATTAAATAGAATTAAGTTTGGATCTGAATCTTTATTATTAACACCATTTGTTTATGGTGTCGGTAAAGGAGGCAAGGCTCTTGCAAAAAGAGGTCAAGAACTTGCATACAGTGATAGTGCATTTGAAAGATGGGTTAATAAATATATTGGTTCACCATTTAGACCAGAGGGAGATTTACCTAGACCAGTATTTGAAGCTGAAATGGCTAAACAAGGATTAAAAGCAAGAGATACATTTAGAGCAAAAGAACTTGTTACAAATATTACAAAAGAAGTAGATAAGATATACCCTTCATCAGGTAAATTTTTTGATAGCTCAACTAATGCAGAGCAAAAAAATTTTTACAAACAATTAAACGATGTATTGTTTGAAGGAGACCTTAACAAACCTATTAACCCAGGTGCAAAAGATGGATTAATTAGATCATTAAAAGATAAAAAAGTTGGTGAAGAAGCTATTGGTACAATAACATCAAACCTAGATGCAGCTAGAAATGAATTTACAAATCTAATAAGTATACTTGAAAGAAATGCAGAAGGTAAAATATCTGCAGGTGCAAAAGATTTACAAAAAATTATGAAAGAAAGAATAGAGGGTTGGCTAGGTGGTACATATAGAATATTTCAAAGACCAAAAGGTTTGTTTAAATTATTTCAACAGTTTAAACCAACAGATGAAGCGTATGTAAATGCAATAAATGTATTTAGAAGATACCTTGCAAAAACAGACCCTAATGCTCCTAAAGATAAAAATGGAAATTTATTAAATTTAGAACAAACTTCAACAGGACAGTTTGTGCCAGAGGGAACAAAATATTATGAACAAGCAAAGTTTGCAGTTGATGATATTATAAATCAAGTACAGGTAAAAAAGAAACCAGGTGGTTTACCTGATGTAGCATATCAAGATAAAACAGGTATGTTAAAAACAAAAAGTTTTGAGAAAGCAAAAGGCAGAGGATCAAAAGTATTTAGAGAATTGTTTGGTGAGATACAAGATCCACGTTATTCTATATTTAATGCAATGACAAACCTATCAGCTGTTGCAAGAACAGCTACATATTTTGATAATGTAGCGGCACAAAATGCAAAAGTTCAACAAGGTGGTGGTAGAGGATTCTTTTGGGATTCAGAAGAACTTGGAAAAGCAGCTGTTAACTCACCAGTTACAGGTATTCAAATGGTAAAAATAGATGAAGTGTTACAAAAATTACCCGGTGGTAATACTATTGTAAGTCCATTGTCAGGTAAATGGACAACAAAAGAAATTGCTGATGGTATTAAAAATGCAAATGATATTGGTGCAGGTTTAACTTCTGTTATTAGAGGTAGAGAAGGCGCAAACCCTGCAGAGAAAGCAGCTACATGGTTTTATAGAAATCTTTTATTATTTCCAAAAGGTATATCACAGATGGCTAAAACTATTTTTTCAATACCTACACACTTACGTAACTTCTTTAGTGCTGGTGCATTCGCAGGTGCAAATGGTATATTGTTTGAAGGACTAACTAATCCTGGTTTATTAAAGAAAGCATTTGCAGAGGGTATAGATACATCTGCATTATTTAAACTGGGCCCAGGTAGTCCAGAAGCACAAGCAGCTTACAGAGAATTACTAGAGCTTGGGGTTGTAAACTCACAGGTACAAATAGGTGATCTTATTGGTTTGTTAAAAACAGCAACAGGAGACCCTGGTGTTGTTAGTACAGATACTATCTTAAAACCTTTTATGTCTAAATTAAAAAAACTTGGTGACTTTTTTCAAGGTAAATATGTTGCAGAAGATGATACTTGGAAGATTACAAACTATGTAGTTGAGTTAGATAGATTAAAACAAGGAGCTGTTAAACAAGGTGTTGAGTTAACACCAGAGGCTATACAAGGATTGAAGAGAGAAGCAGCTAATATTGTAAAGAATACTGTACCAAACTATGCATACGTTGGATCAGTTGTTAAGACTGCAAGAATATTACCAATTGGTAATTTCATGTCGTTTCCATCAGAAATAATTAGAACTACAACAAACATTGCAGAACAAGGTCTAAAAGAAATGAAACACTCAAGGCCTACAAAAGGTAGTAATGTTACACCATACGTTGTTGATGCAGAGACAGGTCAGTTAGTTAAAAACGATAATGTTATGTATGGCACAGGATTTAAAAGATTATCTGGTATGGCAACTACATTAACTGTAGTTCCGGCTGCAGCTGTTGAAGGTGCAAAATGGATATACGATGTAAGTGAAGATGAGATACAAGCTTTACGTCAATTCGTACCTGAATGGTCAAAAAACTCTACATTGATTCCAATAAGAACAGATGATGATGAGTTAAGATACATAGATTTTAGTCACAGTAATGCATACGATGTAATTGCAAGACCATTTAGAACATTAACAAATAATATTATAGCGGGTGAAGCAACAGATCAAACATTGTTATCTGGTTTTGTAAACGGTGTAAACGAAGCTGGCGCAGAAATCATGAATCCATTTATATCAGAGTCTATCTGGACAGAAGCTGTAACAGATTTAACTGTAAGAGGTGGTAGAACGCAAGAAGGTAGACAACTGTACACGGAACAAACACCGGCAGGAAACAAAGCTGCAATTAGATTTTTACATTTAGGTCAAGCACTTGCACCATCATACAAACAGTTTCAAAGACTAGGTCAAGCTGCATTTGGTACACCTGACAAACGTGGAGAAGTATTAAATATAGGACCAGAGCTAGCAGGGTTTATGGGACTACGTCCTATCAAAGTAGATCCATTAGCATCTATGGGATTTAAGATTGCTGAATATCAAACAGGTATAAGAAATGCTAGAAGAGAATTTACTGGTGGTTATTTTGGAATATTAAGAGGTGGTAGAATAAAACCAAATGATGTTATTCAAGCATATTATAATTCAAACAGAGCTAGATTTTTAGTTCAACAAGAAATGAATAAAAATATAAATGCTGCAAATATTTTAGGTGTAGATAATAATAGATTAAGAAGAGAATTTAAAGATAGACAATTAAGTGATGAAACATTTAGAAATTTAGCAAGAGGTAAGTTTGAACCATACTTTCCATCTGATGATATACAAGAAAGATTTCAAGAGATTGCAAGAAATCTTGGTGATCCAAATGTTTTTAGAGAAGTTGCATCTACATTAAGATTAATGTCTGGTGAATTTAGATCATTACCACTAGGTGGTGCATTTGATGTAGAGTTAAACGATTATTTATTTGAAGATATTGTGACACCACCGCTACCAAATTTACCACAACCAACTGTAAATACACAAGCAAATGTGCAAAATGTTGATCCTACAACAAACTTGACATCAACTGAAACTGCATTACTATCCCCAGAGGAACAAGTAATTAGACAAAGGTTAAGGAGAACATAATGGCGAAAAAATCGGCATTACAAAAAATTGAATCACATGAAAAGCTTTGCAGAATAATGCAAAAGCAAACCTTTGAACAAATAAAAGAAATGCAAGAACGAATTAAAAGATTAGAATATTGGATAGTTGGAGGTATGGGAGCTGTCCTTATAACTTTACTCACAGACATTGCATAAAAATGGAACTTACACGTAATTTTACTTTAGAGGAATTAACCAAATCGGACACAGCAATCCGTAAGGGTATAAATAACAATCCTAATCCAGAACAAATAGAAAAATTAAAAACACTTTGTGAAAAAATTTTACAACCCGTTCGGGACCATTTCGGCAGAGTTAAGGTGACCAGTGGATTCCGTAGTCCTATCTTGTGCCAAGCCATCGGTAGTTTATCAAATTCACAGCATGCCAAAGCCGAGGCCGCAGACTTCGAAGTAATAGGAGTAGACAACTGTGAGCTAGCTGATTGGATACATAAAGAACTAGATTGGGATCAATTAATATTAGAATACTACACGCCCGGAGAACCTAACTCGGGTTGGATACACTGCAGCGTAACAGAAGGCATGCCAAGAAAACAATTTTTACATGCGTATAGAGAAGAGGGTAAAACAAAATACAAACCAATACTTGGTAAAGCAAAAGATATATTTGTTTAATTAGGAATTGATATTATTTTTTTACTTTCTAAATAACCATTTTTTAAATTAAAATCATTAATTTTTCTTATAAAAGCAATAAAAGTTAATCGATCATTTTCTTTATTGTTAAAATTTTTAACTCCATGATAAGTAGTAGAATTAAATATAATTAACCTATTATATACTGATTCAAAGTAAGCTGTTTCTTTAAATTGACTATTATTTTCTTTTAAACATCTATCATAATTTTTAGATTTTTTTAAAGTTTTATAAAAATTTTGTTTTTCTTCATTGTGCATAGGATGACTTTGAAAAGATTTTGGTAGATATAATGATGTTCCACAATTTTTATTTTTTGATAAATAAATTATTGCAGTTAGTTCGTCTTTATTATCTGCATGAATCCAACCAGTATCACCATATTGATTATTTATTTTTTGAAAATAAGATATAAATTGAATATTAAAATTTTCAGTTCTATAAGGGTGAATAACAGTGCATATTTTTTGCATTAAAAATTTAGCAACTGGATCTTCATTTAAAAAAACTCTTGACCCTGGCCATTTTCCATCATCATTTTTAAAGAATTTTAATTTATTAGAGTATTCTACAATTTCATCTGGATTTTCTAAAAAATTATCTACACAATATGTCGGGTATATCATTTATATCCATTCCTTTAATTCTTCACCTAATACTTCTGATGCTATATTTATTTTTTTACGTAATGCCTTTGTTATCTTTTCATCTACTGTATCTTCACATATAAGGTCTACATATGTTACCGATTTTGTTTGTCCTATTCTATGCGCTCGATCCTCTGATTGCAATCTTTTCTCTAAATCGTAACCATTAGAATAATAAATAACAGTATTGGCCTGTGTAAGTGTAATACCATAACCACCCGTCTGTGGTGTACCTACAATAAATCTACAGTTCTCATCGTTTTGAAATTTTTTAATATTCTCTTGTCTTTCTTCTTGTGGTGTTAATCCATAATAATCAACCACGGATCCTGGACCATAAACTTTTACAATGCTTTCTATTATATTTGTAATGTCTCTTTGATAGTTGGCCCAGATAATAGCTTTGCCTTCTGTTTCTTCTAGTACATTCATTAGTTCTTTAACTCTATTACTTTCAACTAATTGAGTTGACCCATCATCAGCTGTAAAATGACCACAAGTTATTTGATGCATTCTCATAAGTTGAGTTAATACAGTTACTGTAGATGTAACTTTACCATTAAGTGTAGCAAGAGCTGTTTTTTTCATTTGATCATAAACTTTTCTTTGTTCACCTGTAAGAACAATATGTCTTTTTGTAAAAATTTTAGGTGGTAAATCTAGACAATCTTCTTTTAATACTCTGTAAGAAAATCCTTGTAGTTTGTCTGAAAGTTCTGCAAGGTTTTGAAATGCATGCACAACCTGTATTGTTCTACCTCTAACGTGCATAGATTTCATTACTGCATATCTATTTCTAAAAGAATAATAAGAGGCATGATCTAATAAATATGGATCTAAAAATTCACATTGAGTATACAAATCTAAAGGATTTTTTGTAACAGGAGAACCTGTCATAATACGTTTATACTTTGCATATTTACCAAGACTTATAATATTTTTTGTACGCTTTGCAGTAGGTGTTTTGATAGTTGTAGATTCATCAATAGCCATTAAAACTTTATGAGAGTTTAAAAATTTAGATGCAAACTTCATACCTTTCTCTGTACTAAATGCTTCAACATTCATAACTAAAATATGTAAAGATGTTTCTGTTTTAAACAAACTTTCTAATTTTTCTTGCTGTCCTTTTGTAATATGTGACTGCCATAATACGGTCACATTCTCTATGTGGTCTACTAAATGCGTAGGAAGTTCTTGCTCATGCCAAGTTTTTATAACACCTTTGGGAGCTACGATTAAAGCACCATCAATCTTACCTTTATCGTAAAGCATAGACATGTTATCGATTAAAACTTTTGTTTTACCGGTACCCATTTCCATAAAGTATGCATACGTTTCCTTGTGCCACGACTTTTCTAAAGCAAGCATTTGATGTTTATATGGTTTTGTTTTAAATTTGTAGTTCATAGTTCATTAAAACCAGTTAAAATTTATTACCCCTCTTAAAAGATTATCTGTGTGAGTGCATCCTGAATGCTCCATATCAGCAGGAAAAATAACCATCCTGTTTTCAACACAATCAACCTTTTGTCCTTCTTTAAAAGAAGTAGGTCCATTTGTAGTGTGCAAATAAAATACTCCTGTTTTTCCACAAGGCCTATCTTTAAGTATGTTTTGATCCGTGTGATATCCATAAGGAAATATGTCTTTTGCAGACTTCATTGTTACATTTGCTTTTATTCTATATAATGCCCGAACTTTTAATTTTTTTAAAAAAGGTTTAAGAATATAAAAATAAGCACTATTTACTCCGAAGTTATGATAGAAAATATGAGTCAGTTGTATATGATTATCTCCTTTGTCAACTTTAGAATCTTGTAAAAACCAAGGGAAATGATTATCCCTAGATTTATTTCCAGTATCAAACATACAAGAAAAAATTGTACTTTTAAGAGTAGTAAAACTTTTCTTATCTAAAAAATTGTCTTTTATAATAATTAATTTATTTTCCATAATCTTTCTGACTTGACATATAATATTAGATAGTTATATTGTCAAGTATGAAAGTAATAAATGAAAATAAAGCTGTTGGAAGTAGACCAATTGTATACGTTATACAAGAGATTGCAGGAAGCCAAGCAGGTGCTCCTAAAATAAATATTATGGGTGCTTCTAGTTATGGTAAATTTAAATTTTTATTGCCAGAGTTTTCTCAAATGATTTTCTCTCCAGGTCCTTTAATTTTTAAATTAAGAAAAGGTTTAAAAGATTTTAAGGAAGGAGATTATTTATTACTTACAGGCGATCCTGCAATTATAGGTGTTGCATGTTCTATCGTCTCTGATATTACAAACGGCAAATACAATTTATTAAAGTGGGATAAACAAGAAAGAAAATACTACCCGATTGACATTAATTTATACGAGAAAGGAGAAATAGATGACAATTGATTTTGAAAAAGACCAACAAGATGCAATGAAAAATACTGGAGGTGTTCAATCACTTGCAGATCAAGTTGAAAGATTAGAAGGTGTTGCATCTTCTATTGAACAAGCAGAAGAACAACTTAAAGAATTAAAAAAGAAAAGAGACTACATATCAGGTGAGGTTATACCCACTATGATGAGTGAGATGGGACTTGCAGAACTTAAACTGCATGATGGATCACATCTTAAAGTTTCAACGTCGTATCGTGCTACTATTACAGAAGCAAATAAAGAAGCGGCGTTTAACTGGCTTCGTAACAATGGACTAGGGGATATAATCAAAAACGAGATATCCGTATCCTTTGGTCGCAACGAAGATAACAAGGCGGCTGATTATGCCGATCTTGCAA